GACATGCCCGCCGCTTGCCCAAATGAAAGGGGGTTTCCCGCCTGCGCGAGCATGTTTTGACCGGTATTCATGCCGTTCAACGCCTGCATACCACCTTGCGCGATCATACGTGGGTCGATTTGCTGCTGATTCATCGCGCCCGCCGCGTAACCGCCCATCATATCTTGGAAGGGGGAACCATTCGCCCCCCGGTTTATCAGGGCGTTCATGCCTTGCTGTGTTGGGTCGGAAAAATTGGCAACCTGTTGGCCGCCGTAGTAGTCGGGCAACCCCTGGTTGTATATATCCTGCGCCTGCCCGAAAACGTCTTTCAGGTAAGGTTGTTGCCCCGCCCACGGATTAGACACAGTTGTTGTGTTATTGCTGCCGCCACCAAAAAGTCCACCAAGAAGGCTCATAATTCACACCTGTATATTGTCCAAATATGCTTAAACTGCGGGTGGTGTGTGTTCACCTTTCCCCAGCCTTTACGACCGCAAAACTCGACGGCCTCGCACTCCATCGCCCTCGCGTAGTCCTCCTGCATAGCTATCCACTCCGGTAGCCACTCGTCCATATTATCGCCCGCGAGAAATTGCGTCCACAACACCTTGTGCAAAGGTCGTTGCTGTATGGCGGTCACGATAACGGCCTGGAAGTTGTTAACGACCCACAGCTGCATATTGCCGAGCTGTAGTTCGGTCAATACGTGGTGCAGCGCGTAACCCGTTCGCGGCTTGACGACGCGCTCCAGTAGCGGCTCCACTTTCGGCCAGACCGCCAGTATCTTATCAGCGGGTACGCCGCCGATGGCAACCTCTCGTTTTTCCGCCGCGTCGCCCATTACTGCCAACTACCCGGCTCACGGATGCCGTTCAGGGCGGCGTACTGCGGATACATCGATGTGTTCGATTGCTGTTGTTGTATTGCGGCAAGCTGCTGCAAAGTTTGCTGCGCGATGCTGCCGCCTGGGTTTTGCCGCGGCATCCACGACTGATACTGCTGGTTTGGCACCCGCGATCCCATCGCCGCTAACTGGTTGAAATTCTNGTTCATCATTTGCGGATGGGACCCACCTTGCGGCATGTAAGGGTTGCTTTGCATCGGATTGCCGAAGTATTGACCGACACCCCAACCCATCATTTGCTGTTGTGGCTGATACCCGCCGTATCCATTGCCGTAGCCGTTGTAGCCGCCATACCCGCCATAGCCACCGTTGTAGCCGCCGTAGCTGCCATACATGGGTTGCTGCATTTGGGGCTGATGCCTGCTGAATCCACCATAGCTGCCATACATGGGTTGCTGCATTTGGGGTTGATACCCGCCGTACCCGCTGTAGCCCCCGCCGTACGTGGATTGCTGTGCCGGTTGTTGAAACCGCGAAAAGCCCGCATTACCGAACTGCGGTGGGGGTTGGTACGATTGCTGCTGACCACCCATCTGCCCACCGCCGAACGGCGATGCCTGCTGTTGTGCAAAATGACCACCCGAAGCGCCCATTATCGTTTACCTCCGCTACTATCAATTTCCTTCGGCACGACGCCGAACGCGTAGTCAAAACCACCGGATATGCTCGCCCGGTAGGTCATAAATCGGCCTTTCTCGCGTACGTTTACCTCGCCGGTAACCGTATTGGGCGTTTTAGCCAGTGAAAAGTTCTTGCTGTCCCGCAGGGTATTTCGCTTACCGACCTGCATGGCTATCGACGTACCCGCGCCGCCCTCGACGATCGGGCGTATATTATTAACGCCGATCAGACTGCTGTCCGGTTTCGATACTTCCGTGGTTTCCATTTCCGCCGTAAGGGCCACGCCATCAAAGGTGGCCGCCTTGTTGGACGTGTCAAAACCAATAACGCTGAGTTTGCCACCTTGATACTGCGTCGAATCGACGGGTATTGAGTCGATGTCGATGCCGCCGGTTAGTATGGCGTCCAACGCGTCCAGACTGTAGCCAGGAGACACATACTCATCGATGTACTGAGTATCCACTTCCGCATACGACCATTTATCGGCATGCCAGTTGTAGATGATTAACCGGTTGTTGTACGAAATCGACGCGGTGGTGCGAAAAGCCCACACAACGAGGCCATTCGCACGATCCACGGCCCCGCGCATGGTCGAGTAGCCGTCGGTAGCCGACTCGCGCTCGAACCACCGGGTTACCCGGTTATGGCTGATTGGCGTCGATTTACCGCCCGCGAGGGTGTAAAAACCGTCCCATCCATAGTACCAGATTTGATCGCCAAACCAGACAACCGAGCCGGGAGCAGGCGTTCCGCGTTTGCGTTCAATCTCGTCGAACTGGAAAATAGTCGGCGGGCCGGAGTATTCACCGATATAGACCGACTGCTCCATGAAAACCGTGGCATACTCGCCCGGTACGATCCGCTGCACGGTGCCGCCGCGGCCGAATAACGGCTGATAGTCCGATTGGGTGCGGATACTTGGCGACCACAACTCGGAATTATTAAAGCCGCTCCACTGCACATAGTTCGGGCCGAGGCCCGCCACATTGCCCAGCATGATGAAATCACGCACCGTGGCGACGTTGGCCGCTTTCGGGGGTGCCCCGGCCAGATTGGAGAATAGGGTATCTACCCCAAGNTCGAATTTCTGCGGCTCGTCGGTCTTGTTAACGGCAATGACACGGCTACCAAATTTCGCGAAGTCCCACCCCGTCGCGCTGTAGGCGGTCGCTCGGGATACATCCTGCCATGCCGCGAGCGAGTCGAGTTTATACAGTTTAGACACGTCCCCGGCGAAGTTCTGAATTGTTCCGCTGTCGTCCGGTGTCCAGAATGACCCGAGGCAGGCACTCGTCAGCGCGTTCGTGAACGANGATAGGCTCAATAGCTCGCGGTATCCCTTAATTTGTGGGATCACGTTCTTCGCAATGGTNGAGCCGGGATTGTTCGCGCTGCCCAGGTCGGGCAACCATTCGCCAAACTCGATAGGGCGTGGCGTCGTCATACGGCCGTTCTCGGGTTATTGTAGGCTTGCTTGGTCGAAGCGCCGTACCGCTTGCGATTCTCGAAACGGTTTTGCGCTTCGACAACCGCGCCGTACATGCCACGGTATCGATCGGCCAGGTCAAACTCCTGCACCCAATCGGCTGCCGAAGTCAGCGTCGCGTACAGGTACACGTCGAAATGGTTAATAAGTAGCCAGTTCGTGTCCGTATCGATCGAGAGTGCGAGCTGCTTGGCCCAATAGTTAACCGTTACTAGTGTCGCGGTCGTACCTGCCGCCGAAGACAGGATTAGCTTCACCCGGTCGTCATTGGCTACCGCGTCCGGGCTGCCTTCGAGGGTATAAAACATGCCCGCCTGGTATTGATCCCACACACCCGGATCGTGGATGCCTTCGGGAGTCATGTACTCCATCGGGGAGTCCCCGCCGGATATATAGGGGTGTCCGCGTAACTGCACGTAATCGGCGGGCAAATCCTGCTCGCGGGTGCTGGTGTAGGACAGTACGACGGACGTTTCCTGGGTGGTCAAATGCAAATCGCGAGTGATATTCGACTCCGCGATTTTTAACACCTGGGGGAAATGCGTCGTGTTGACGCTGATATCATCGCGTAAGAGCCACGAATCNACACTGCTTTTCAAAATGGCGAGGGTGGTCATATCTTCTTCGCCCCGCTATCCTTAAAACCCGTNCGGAGTCTNCCNTAGTCCCGGCTGTTCAATTTCATTACCTTGAACTGCATCCAGGGCATCTGATCCCGGTAGGTCTTCTCCCACTCTTTACGCCATATCGCATGCAACCCGATCGGAACGCGGGCCGCGTGCTGCATGTGTGCTTTGGGGTTCTGGTGCAAGCTGCGCAACCTCGCGCAGCTATCCAGTATTTCGTTTTCGACGCAGGTTGGCGTGTATTCTACCGACGTAAACCCGCCGCCGTCGTGATCGATTTCGACGTAGTGCTGTACGCCGGTTATGGAATTACCCGTTAGCCGCTTGTAGCTCATTCTGTCGTTGCCTCGCTGCCGCCCGGCGATTCGTCGGCCGTTGAACGGCCTTTTTCGCTTCGGGTTTCGCGTCAGCAACGGAGCTGGCCGGTTCTTTCGGCGCAACAGCTACTGACTCGTTAATCAACCGCTTGGCAACTGCCTCGCGTGCGATTGCGGAGTCACGTTCTTCGCTCGGATCGTGGGCCTTAAAAGATGGTGAACAATACCGGGCCTCGTCTTCGGTTTCGAAAACCAACGGTCGAGTTACGTCGTCCATCGTCATTTCGATACGGCCGGTATCCCAAAGCCCTTCAAACAGCTCGCCTTCGGGTATTTCGACAATTTCGCCCGGTTCCAGCTTACGACATCGGCGGTCACCGCCCATGTGTACGCCTTGCGTTGCGATTCGGTCATCCATCTGTTTAATTCTGATCTTCGGCATTTCAAGTGACTCCGTGGGATTGAAACAACCGGCGCGTTAAACCGCGCCGGTTGCATGCCTCCACAAGTAGAGGGTTAAGGTTACGCCACCATTGCGGTCGTTGAATCGATGTCCGCCAGGGTGGCACTTGCCCCCTCGTTCTTCGAACACACCATCCAGTCAACCAGCATGTGACGACGTTCTGCATCGCCGATCTTGGCGATTGTTTCGGTTTTGTACCCATCAAGGTAGCCGATCTGCCAATACTCGGTATCGAGAATCCACATGTCGCGTTCACGTTGAAAGCGATTTGGCACGATATCCAGCACCGAGAAATCCGAATACGTAGGTATCAACGGCACCAACGACGGTTACACCACCACGGGGCGATTTGCCCTGATCCTGATACTGCGTCGCAACCCGAGCAGAGGAACCGTACATATAATTGGAAACCAACTGCTTAACAGTCGGCCCAACCATAATCATGTTCGGATCGCCCCCGGCCACATACGCATCCTTGATCAACCCGAGCATGGCCGCTTCGGACAAAGCACGCGCTGTGCCATCGCCCGGAGCGGTGGTCGGCTGTCCATAGGTGGTGCTGGACAAGGCCGGGTCGGTGCCAATAGCTCCGCGATCGGTGTTGGTCTTAATCCATGCGCCGATTCCCGGTGTCAGGGAAGCGGTTGTGGAGTTACCCGCTACGGTTGCCTGGCCCAGACATGCAATGGCCTCAACGTCCCGGCGCAGTTCCTTACCGCGTTTGGCGATCTGATAAGCCAGTTCCGACTTGCGGCCTGCTTTGCTGACGATGTTCGCACGTCGCGAAACCGCGATGTACTTGATCGAAATTTGGCAGTACCCGCCGATCCGGCTTGAAGGATCGGAAGCATCCGTCCCAAAATCCGCACCGTCGATGGCCGCGTTGCTGGTATCAGCCGCCGCCAGTTCGTCGATCTGCCATTCGTGCAAGGTATTGCTGGCGTTGCCCCGGCCGACGTTCGCCTGAAAAGGCACTTCGGTTGGTGAAATGTTGTAGATAACGTCGGTTAAATCTTCCCGCGCGTTATCCCCCGCTGTTGCTAGATCGTAACGATCAAAATTAGTTGAAGCCATGAGCTGATTACCTCTATATGTTAAATAAGATTTTCGATGATTTTAGCGGCGTCTTCTACCCGGCCGGTCTTCCTGGCACGATTGCGTAAATTCTGCATGGCATCCCGGTTCAATCCTTTAGCCTGTCGGCGTGCTTTGGCCGGGCTTCTGGGTCAATTTAGGCACGTCTTTCTTAATCCGCTTCGTGGTTTCCCTCGCGGTGGACTTCTCCGTCCGCAGGGTTTCAACCTCTTGGCGTAAATTAGCCAGTTCAAGAACTGCCATAACGACGCGATGATCGAAAATTTGCCCGATTTCATCCTCACCAAACCCAACACTCTGCATTGTTTGCTTTGCGAGCGTCCTGTCGGCNTCCGAAAAATCGGCTTTCTTTTCGGCCAGTTTACCCATTTCTCGACCTTTCAGGTCTTCGAGTTGCCGCGCTTTGAACACCTGGTAGTTGTTCGCCGCTTGCTGTCTAACACCCTGCAATTCCTGCAACCTTTCGGTTAGCTCGGTACGTTTTGCAGTCCACTCGCCCGGATCGACATTTCGTAACTGCTCAAGCTGCGGGCCGTTCAGTTGTTGCATGAAGTACTCTTGCAAATACGACATTTGAGCGGCCGATTCTTGATTTGCNTGATCGAATTGAGTCATGCGGTTNGCATAGTCCAGTTCGGCAGTCCTGCGATCTTCGGCTAGTTTTCCGGTGTTTCTTCGGTAATCAGCATCTTTTTGGTATCCGCCTACCAACTCGGAAAGTTTGACCGTTACTTCCTCTCCGGCTGCCGAAAACGTGTGCTGCACGTTTCCCAGAAGTTCGTCGAGCGGTAATTCAAGCGCGTCGGCAAACTGTTGCAGCGTTTCGATTGGTTCCCCGGTGTCTTCCTCGGTGGTTTCAGAGCCGTCGTCTGCTGAGTTGATCTGTTCCTCGTCGGTATCGTCGTCGGCCTTTTGGTCAACAATGTCCTCGTCTGAAACATCCTCTGCAAGCTCGTCACCAGTCGGTGACAAGTCTTGTTCTGCATCAGCCGCTTTCTTTTGAAAACGGCCGCGTTCGTCCCGACCCTGCGGGCCATCGGCTCGCTCGTCGGTTGATTCGTCGTAATCCGGGTGCGCCCGGCTTAATTGATCGGGGTTCGGGTTGAAATGCCCGTCGTCATCCAAAAGTCCCGCGATCTGATTCGCGGCGCTGCTTAAATCGGTGCCTCTCGTTTCCGAGGATTGACCTTGCTCGCCTGCCATTATTCAGCCTCTTTCTGCTGGGGTTTGAAATCAACGGCCCGCAACTGCTGTCGTTGCACGCCGAGTCCTATAATTCGTTTTATACACGTAAGCGACCGCAGGGTACGGCATAATTCGCGCTCGTAGTTGTTCATGTCGTCGCTTCCGTCATGCCGTATCTCTTCCAGTAGCTTGATAATGCCCTCGCGAGTCTCATCAAACCCGCGCACAAAAGCCGGGTCTTCCAAGATACGCTGCGCGTCGTCCGCGGCTACCTCGTTCGTTTTATCCGGCTGCGTATCCTTTCGGATGTGTGCGTTTTTGGTGTTTACTCTCGCCATACTACTGCAATACCCGTCTACGGAATCGGTTAATTATCGCTATCCTATACCATTATCTGCTTAAATACTAATGCCGTCGTGGCGCACTTATGCGCATGGAAACCTGCTCGCCGTCTTCCTTGTTCACAATGACATCATATTCGCTCGGCCTGGCAATAGGTTTGGCCGGTTTCTGCTTCGCGATCATTTCAATTGCCTTGTTCGTTGCGGTCATCGCCGCAGCGATCTTGTCATTCTGCTCGGCGATAATGGTAGCAAATTGCGACATCATCATATTTTGTTGCTGACTGATCGCGCTGACCGCCTTCGCCAGCTCCGCCGTGTCCACCGTTACCGGCGCATCAACATTAACCGTCGGTGCGCTGACGTTAAACTTCGGAGCCGTCTGCTTCGTCGGCGCTGTTTTCTTCCTCGGCGTTATCGCCGCTCTCGCCTTGCTCACCACTGTTAAGTTCTCCACCTTGCGCGACAACCTCTGCCGCTTGTTTGTAGGTATCCGTTGCCTCGACGGCGACCGATACCGCGTCGGCGATCGCCTTATCCGACTGCGATTTCTTCAGTTCGGTATCGGCATTGATATTCGCCACTTCTGCTTCCGCTTTAGCACCATCGAGCAGGCCCGCCCGACGCAGCTCGATTTCCTTGAAATGCAACTCTTTCTGGCGGATGCCTATTTCGACCTGTTTTAGCTGAAATTCCGCCATTTTGGTCTGCGCTTCGGCCTGCTTTTGCGCGCCTTCGGTCTGCATCTTCAACTGCAATTCCTTATCCTTGCGCGCCGATTCCGCTTTCAACGCCTCCGCTTGTGCCTGGGCCAGAATCATATTAGCGTCCGGTTGCGGTTGCGGTGGCTTGTAATCAGGAGAGTCCGGGTCAATAAAGAACTGCGACGCATCGCCAACACCAGAGGCGTTAACCATCTTCTCAAGCGCGTTATACGCTTTTTTCGGATCAGACAGGCCGTAGGACGCCGCCTCTTTCTGCATGGACACCAGATTAGACAGCAAGGTAAGCTGTATCTGCTTGGTATTGAAGCCCAGCCCGACGTTTACCGTCATATCGGTGCGGTCGCGCCAGCCCTGCGGGTCAACCTC